CACCCGCCTTGCAGCCGGCGAACTGGAAACCGACGTCACCTCGCCCTGGTACGGCACGCCCAAGGTCTACACACTGCAGACCGGCACCGGCGCCCAGGTGATCGTCCATCCCTCGCGGCTGGTGCGGTTCATCGGGGCGCCGCTGCCGAACGTGGAAACCACCGTCGCTACAACCTGGGGTGACAGCATTCTTGAGGCGGTGTCCCGCGCTCTGAAGGATGCCGAGGCGACCGCGGCGAACGTGTCGGAGATGACCCACGAGGCCAAGCTCGACGTCATCAAGATCCCGAACCTGACCGCGATGGCGGCCGACCCGGATTATGAGTCCCGGCTGCAGAAGCGTGTCTCCACCTCGATGATGATCAAGGGGCTCTACAACGCCCTGATCATCGACGGTGACGAGGATTATCAGCAGAAGGAGATCACCTTCGCCACGCTGCCGGACGTGATCGACCGCTTCATGCAGATCGCTGCCGGCGCGGCCGATATCCCGGTAACGCGGCTGTTGGGGCAGAGCCCGGCAGGCATGAACGCGACGGGTGCGCACGACGAGAAGAACTATTTCAACCGCATTCGCTCCATGCAGGAACTGGAGATGCGGCCAGCCATGTCTGTGCTGGATGAGTGCATCATCTGGTCCGCCCTCGGGAAGCGCCCGCCAGAGGTTCATTACCGTTGGTCCGAGCTGTTCCAACTCGACGAGAAGGACCATGCGGAGATCGCACTGAAGCACGCGCAAGCGTTCCAGATCGACGCGAACAGCGGACTGATCCCTGACAGCGCCCTCGCGAAAGGCCGCGTCAATCAGCTCATCGAGAACGGCACGTATCCCGGGCTCGAGGCAGCCATGGACGATGCCGAGGCCGAAGGCGACGCGATCGACTTCAGCGAAAAGGCGACGGCAGCGGAAGAGGCGGCACGGGCAGCGCGTGAGGCGCCGGCTGCGGCCACCGTCACCCGGCTGCAGGCGGCGGCGAACGATGCGGCGCCCCGGACGCTGTATGTCCGCCGGGACGTGCTGAACGCGGCCGAGATTACGGCATGGGCGAAGTCGCAGGGCATGACGGACATCGTGCCCGACCTGCACGTCACGATCATCTACAGCCGGCAGCCGCTGGACTGGATCAAGGCCGGCAACGACAGCGAGTATGGCTCCGACGGCAAGGACCAGATGGTGATCCCCGAGGGTGGTCCCCGCGTGGTCGAGCCGCTTGGCGGAATGTCGGCAGTGCTCATGTTCGCGTCGTCACGCCTCGCATGGCGCCACGCCGACATCATTCGGGCCGGCGCTGAGCACGGGTTCCCCGACTATCAGACGCACGTCTCGCTGACGAAGACGCCGATCGACCTGACCACTGTCGAGCCCTATCGCGGCAAGATCGTGCTGGGGCCGGAAATCTGGGAAGAGGTCAAGGAGGACTGACCGTGCAGTCCTACAGCCTCTCCCGCATGGCCGCGACGAAGACCAAGCGGCCAGCGATCACCCTGCCGCCCATAACCGACACCCGGGGCGCCCAGACCGAATACCTTCGCGCTCTCCGCGCCATGCTGCGGTCACTGGCGGCCACGGTGCGTTCCGACGTGCTTCCGGCCGCCGAAGCCGAGATCGCCCGTCAGCGGTCAGCGATGACGCAGGACGCGCTGGGCGAGTTCGTATTCGAGAGCCTGAAGCAACTGGCCGTTCGGCTGGGTGTCATCGCCGAGGGAATGGTCGGGCGCATCCTCCGGCTGGAGAGCGAGCGGCACACCAAGAAGTGGATGGCCTCGGTGCGGGCTACCATCGGGATCGATCTCGCCGCGGTGGTGAGCCAGGAGGATCTGGCGGAGTATCTGATCGACGCGAACCGTCGGAACGCGGGGCTTATCCAGAGCCTTGCGAGGGATACCGTCGGGAAGATCGAGCGCGCCACCTACGACGCGGTTCTGCAGGGTCAGACGGCAGCTCAGCTACGCAAGCGGCTCACCGATGAGTTCGGCGTTGCCGATCGCCGGGCGAAGGTCATCGCAAGAGATCAGGTCGCAAAGACGACCTCGGACTTGAACCGGCTGCGGCACGTTCAGGCGGGTGTCACGTCCTACACCTGGATGACGAGCCGGGATGAGCGCGTGCGGCCGCGCCACAAGGAACTGGACGGCAAGGAATACGAATACGGGAAGCCGACCGGCGCCGAACAGGGGTTGCCGCCGGGGCAGCCCATCATGTGCCGGTGCGTTGCCCGCGGCATCGTCTACGTGGACGGCGAGCGCTTCTGATAGCTGGCAAGGAAGGCATCAAGCTCTTCCTGCCCTCCGATGTGCGCAATGTCCTGGGTAACGGACATCGACACGATCTCCTCCATCCGCCGCTGAAGTGTGCGGACGGTGAGGGCGAGTTCGGAAATCCGAACATTCTGCTCAAGCGCGAGCTGGCGAAGTTCACGGAACTGTTCGTCGGTCATCGGCGCGGACAATACCACAATCGAGGGCTCTGGCCATGATCTGTGTGAAGCTTGGCGCGGACATCCGCGTCCGCTGGTGGGTGCACGTGCTCGCGTTCCTACCGCTGCCTTGGCCGAAACGGGCAGCCGATTGGGTCGCCACCCACGGCATCGACATCCGGCCCTACACGGTCCGCGAAGACGGCACCAAGGATTACATGTGATGCAGTTCATCGACGCGGCCGAGGTCGAAAAGCCTCGCGTCACCGCCGACGGCTATCTCGTGGCCGACGCCCGGATCGTGCGGACCGGAATCCAGATCTACGCCGGCATCGAGGTCGGCAAGCCCGAGATGCAGATGGTCCGGGTCTACCGGCCGGAGGCAGAGGTCTTCCATCGCGACAGCCTGGCGTCGTTCTCGCACATCCCGATCACCGACGATCACCCGGCCGAAGCCGTGACAGCCGACAACTGGGCATCGCTGGCGAAGGGCGAGACCGGCGACGAGGTCCTGCGTGACGGCCAGCGCCTGCGCATCCCGCTCATCGTGAAGGACGCCGCGGCGGTCAAGACGATCCAGTCTGGCAAGCGCGAGCTCTCCGCCGGCTACTCCTGCGAGCTCTCATTCGAGGACGGCGTCACGCCCGAAGGCGAGGCCTACGACGCCATCCAGAAGAACATCCGGGCCAACCACCTGGCGATCGTCCAGCGCGGGCGAGCCGGATCGGAATGCCGCATCGGTGACGGTGCGGTCCACTGGGGCATCGCCCCGCTCACTGTAGAGGACAAGGAACCTCCCATGGCCCTGAAGACGGTTACCGTCGATGGCATCCCGATCGAAGTGACCGATCAGGGAGCCACGGTTATCGCCACGCTGCAGCAGCGGCTCGGCGACACCACCACCAAGCTTTCCGATGCCGAGAAGGCCCACGCCAAGGCGCTGGCCGACAAGGATGCGGAGATCGCCAAGAAGGACGCGGAACTCGACGACGCGAAGGGCAAGATCCTGTCCGACGCCGATCTCGACAAGCGCGTCCAGGACCGCGGCGATCTCGTCGCGCTCGCAGGCGCCATTGCCAAGGACGTGAAGACGACCGGCGTGTCCGATGCCGACATCCGCAAGGCCGTCGTGGTCGCCAAGCTCGGCGATGCAGCGGTCGAGGGCAAGTCGGCTGCCTACGTCGATGCTCGCTTCGACATCCTCGCCGAGGACGCCAAGAAGGGCGGTGATCCGGTGGCCGCCGCGCTCGCCGACGGTCGGCCCGCACCCATGAACGACGGGTGGAGCGACAGCGTGTTCGCCGCTGCCGGCGTCAAGATGAAGAAGGAGGCCTGATCGATGGCTATTCTCACCGAAGGCGTCCGCACCGCGGGCTTCCTCGTCTCCGAGGCCAACGGCATGTATCGCTCGCGCGATGAAGTGACCGTGGTCGGCGGCACCACGCCCGGCCTTGCCGCTGGCACCATCCTCGGCAAGCTCACGGCCGACGGCAATTTCGTTGCCTACGATCCCGGCGCAGCGACCGGTGCCCAGACCATCGCCGGTGTCCTCTACGAAGGCGCGATCGGCACGGTGACGCGCACCGTGGTCACGCGGGATGCCGAGGTCGTCGGCGCCCACCTCATCTACCAGTCCGGTGCGAACGATGCTGCGAAGGCGACTGCCAACGCCGCGCTGGCCGCGCTCGGCATCATCGTTCGATAAGGAGCCGCTGAAATGGCCAACATGAACATTTTCAACGGCTCCGCGTTCAGCACCACTTCGCTGAGCGGCGCAGTCGACAAGATGGACTATGTTCCGTCGCTGCTCGGCAGCCTCAATCTCTTCGAGGCGATGCCGGTTCGCACGCACGACCTCTGGGTCGATCGTCGCGACGGTGAAACGGTCCTGATCCCGACCTCCCCGATGGGCGCTCCGCCTGCCGAACTGGTCAAGGATACCCGCACGGCCGTTCCGCTGCGCACCACGCGCCTCGTGAAGGGCTTCACGCTCTACGCCACGGAAGTCCAGGGCATCCGCGCCTTCGGCTCCGAAAGCGAATCCATGCAGGTGCAGGCCGAATACCTGCGCCGGATGCAGCGTATCCGTCAGGACATGGAGCTGACCCACGAGCACCACCGCCTCGGCGCGCTCCAGGGCAAGCTTCTGGATTCGGACGGAACGACGGTGATCTACAACTACTTCACCGAGTTCGGCGAGACGGAAGCGACTGCGATCTCCTTCGCGCTCGCTACGGCGACCACTGATGTCCGCGGCAAGTGCGCCGAAGTCATCCGTGCCATGACCCGTGCGGCGCGTGGTGCCATGACGCCGGGCACCACGGTTCACGCACTGGCCGGCGACGAGTTCTACGACGCCCTGATCTCGCATCCGAACGTCGAGAAGGCCTATCTGAACTGGAACGCCGCATCCGACCTGACGCAGAACAAGGCCTTCGGCGCCTTCACCTTCGGCGGGATCACCTGGCACAACTACCGCGGCACGGATGACAATTCGACCGTCGCGGTTCCGACCGACGAGGCGAAGTTCTTCCCGGTCGGTGCCACGGGCATCTTCAAGAAGGCGATGGGGCCGCTGGAGAGCATCGAGTACGCCAACACGGCGGGCCGCGACACCTACGCGATGAACATTCGCGACATGGATCGCAACTTCTGGACCCGCGGCGAGGTCTATTCCTATCCGCTCTACTTCTGCCAGCGCCCGGAAGTCCTCCGCAAGGCGACTGCCTAATCAGCAGGGCGGGGCTTCGGCCCCGCTCCACCTCAAACCGGAGGCTTGAGCGATGGAATATCACATCAAGAACCCGACCCATCGCGCCAAGGCCTTCAAGGTGCATGGCGGCCTTGAGGAGGTCGGGCCGAAGTCGGAAGGCACCATCGACGTGAAAGGTGGCCTGACGGACGAATTCATCTCCCTGCAGGCGCTTGAGGGCGTCGTTATCACGCCGGTCGGAGGTGAGGCGGACGAGCCTGCGAAGACCGAAGTCGGCGCCTACGAAGCCCGCGAGACCTCGCCCGGTTGGTTCAAGATCCACGACGCGAACGGCAACGCCATCGGCAAGTCCATGCGCGAAGAGGAGGCGAAAGCCTTCAACGCGCTGTCGGACGCCGACAAGGCCGCTGCCGTCTCCGAAATGGAAGCCTGACCATGACCGCCGTGAACATCACCAACCACCACGACACCGCTCTGACCGTCGGCACGGTCTCGATCGCGCCCGGCAAGACTGCGGCGGTGCCGCGGTGGGAGATGATCAAGCGCGGCCAGCCCGTCGCGACATGGGTGAAGCTCGGCCTTCTGACCGAAGCCGGCGACACTCCCAAGCCCCAGGCGCCGGAAGTCGTCAACGATCCCTCCGTCCTGCCGGCCAACAAGCCGATCGAGGACATGACCAAGGCCGAGCTTGTCGAATACGGCAAGGCCAAGGGGCTTTCGATCGATGATCGCGCCACGAAGGTCGAGATCTTCGATCTGATCGTCTCGGCCGAGGACTGACCGATGGCCTACACTGTGCCGACCACCGAACAGTTCGTCACCCGCTATCCGGAATTCGATCCGGTGGATGACGCGCTGATCGGTCTCGTCCTGACCGAAGCGGCCGGGGTGGTGAACGAAAGCTGGATCGAGCGGGACTATCCCATCGCCATCATGCTCCTGACTGCGCATATGCTGGTCACCGAGGGCGCAGTCGAGCGGGCGGCAGGCAAGAAGTCAACCATGACCAGCACCGGCCCAATCAAGAGCAAGACGATCGGCGAGGTTTCCGTCACATACGCCGGAGCAGGAGCGGGGGCAGGAAGCGCGTTGGGCGACTCGGCGGGCCTTTCCGCCACCGAATACGGCAAGCGTTTCCTGGCGCTGCGGAGAGCCAATTTCGGCGGGCCGATGGTCGCCTGATGTTCACCGGCAGCATTACCCGATCAACCCGGATCAACGTCGGCGACATAGCCAAGAAGCTCAAAGGCGGGCCGACGCAAGTCAAGGTCGGCCTGGTCGCCGGCAAAACCGATGGCGAAGAGATCAAAAAAGGCATCTGGAACCACTACGGTACGAGAGGCGGCCGTTCCGGCGGCGGCTGGGGCGGGCCTATCCCAGCGCGCCCCTTCCTCGCCAACGCCATGCGGGCGAACCGCAAGAAATACCAGAACATGATGAGTAGCGGCGCGCATTCGATCTTCACACAATCTGCCTCGCCGCTCACTATTCTCCAGCGCCTTGGGGTGCTCGCGCAAGGCCATACCCAAGAAGAGATCACCAATCTTCAAAGCCCGCCGAACAGCCCTCTGACGATCAAGCTCAAGGGCTTCGCGAATCCGCTGGTGAACATCGGCGGGATGAGGAAGGCGATCACCTACAGCGTGGAAAACTGATGCTGGACATGAGCGACGCATTCGACAGCGACACGACCGACGTCGTCACGCACGAGCGGGATGCGGAAGGCGCCTATGTGAACGGCAAGTGGGATCCGGGAGCGACGACCACGACTGAAATCGCTGCGTCGATCCAGCCGATGTCGCTGATCTCGCGAGAAGAATTCAGGGATCTGCCAGAGGGCACCAGAAACGAGGCAAAGGCGATCATCTGGACATCATATCCGATCAAACCTGACGACCGGATCATTGATGGAGACGATCGTTATCGCGTCCTCTCTGGAGACGACTGGCAGAAGATGGGCGGCTACAGCAGCGCCATTCTCGGCGCTTTGTCATGACCGAGGGCGAGGTGCTGGACGCCACCCGGAACTGGATTGCGACCACCACAGGCATTCTGTGGATCGACAGCTACCAGGGCGGCCCCGAGCCGGCAGAGCCCTACGGCGTCATCAATCTGGCAATGGACGATGCGCTAAACGATCATCCTCGCGATGTCGACTATACCGACGCCTCCGGGGTGATCCGCCAAGTGCCAGTGCAGGACTGGTACTGGCGGTTCCAACTCGACGTGTACGGCGGCGCGGGCAAGACGATCTTGCGCAAGATCAAGACTGCGGCGCAGGTGCAGACCGCGATGGAAGGCCTGCTGCCGCTCCAATTGGCCGAAGTCTCGCGGATCGCTGACGCCACCGAGATCCTAAACGCCGAATTCCAGAACCGGGCGAACATGACCGTCGAAGTCCGCGGCGTGGTTCGCGATGGGCTCGTCATCAGTGTGATCGAAGAGCAGCAGCCGGACTTCGCCCGACTCTAAGCAGTCCCTTTCCCAAGCCAGCCCCTGAGATGGGCCAATTGAAGGAGGTCGCCCGTGGCGGTCATTCCCTACAGCCGCGTTGTCGACGTCTCTGTCACGCGCACGGACAATTTCGTGGCCCGCCGTGGCTTCGGAACGCCGATGTTCCTGCAGTCGGTCGAGGTGACCGGCGCGGTCGATGAGGACAACAGGACGAAGCTCTACACGACCATGGAAGAGGTCGCGGCCGACTTCGATGCGGCCGATGCCGCCTATGTGGCCGGCCAGACCGCGTTCGGCCAGAACCCGCGCCCTGCAGCCTTCAAGGTCGGCTACTACGACGCCACAGCTGTGGCGGCCGGTGCCGATGCCCCGGCCAAGGCCGCGTTGCTCGCCGACGAACTCGACGCGATCCGTGATGCCGACGCCGAATGGTACTTCCTTCTGGTCGAGGACGATCTACGGGACACCGCCAGCATCACCGATGCCATTGCGGCCTGGGCCGAGGCCCATACCGTCATCGCCATCATCGACAGCAACGACGTGTTGATGAAGAGCCCGACGGACACGACCAACATCGCGGCCCGGCTGAAGGTTTCGGAATACGAGCGCACCGCGATCTTCTACCACGAGGTAGAGGCCGAATACCCGTCGGTCGCTCTGGCGGCTCTGCTGAGTTCCTTCGTGCTGGATGAGGCGGAGAGCGCCTACACGCCGGCTTTCAAGCAGCTTCGGGGCATCACCCGAACCAACATCACCGGCGGCGAACTGCAGGCGGTTACGGGCTTCGTCCCCGGCCTCGGCCAGGACAAAAGCGTCGGCCATCTCGCATCGGTCTACGTCGACATCGGCGGGCAGAACCACGTCCAGTTCGGCTCGGTCATGTCGCAGAACGATTTCGTCGATGAAATCCACTTCGGCGACTGGCTCAAGGCCCGCACCGAGGAGGAACTGTTCAACATCATGCTGAACAACAAGCGCGTGGCCTTCGATGACCGTGGCATGGCGCTCCTTGGATCTGCGGTCGAGTTGGTCATGAACAGCGCGATCGATGCGGGTGCCATTGCGGCCGACATCGACGATGTGACGGGGCTGGTTTCGCCTGCCTACGAGATGGTCATCCCGCGCGCCCGATCGGTTCCGGCGTCGCAGCGCAACGCCCGCATCTCGCCGCCCATCCGGGTGTCCTTCCGCT